CGATGCGAGCCTGCTTCCGGTTGCCGTGGCCGCGGCGCTCGGTGCGCTCTTCCATCGGGGCGAATGCTAGCACGCCGATCCTTGGTAGCTGCTCAATCACCTTGCCGATGCGCTGGCTGTCCACTCGGAGGACGTAGTAGTCCCGGTGCATGGCCGAGGCTTGAGCCTGCTCAATCGCTTGCCGGTTAATCTCTTGCCAGTCTTGCATGGCTTGATCCTTTGCTGGGACAGATACGCCGGTCACAGGTTGAGGGTAGCGGACGGTTGCAGGTGGTGCAGCGGGGCTGGTGGGCTGGAGTCATGGCGAAACCACCCAAAGGAAAACGCAAAACGCCACGCCAGCTAAAACCAGTAGGTTCAAACCAAACTCGAACCGCTGCTGTGGCCGCGCCTTCGATCTCTCGTACATCTCGCGAGCCGTTGGGCGTCTTACTTCTTCGTATCGTTTGCGGGCTTCGCTCACACTGTTCTCCTACTGGTTATCGGCTCGAATGAGTGTTGGGCCCGGAACTGGCATTTTTCCAGCGTCGTCGTCTTGCACCCGATTCAATGCGTCCCTGAGCTGCATCAGGCGATAAAACGCCCATGGCGGATGCTCGCCTTTGTTGATTTCGTCCGCCGCCCAATCGTCGATCTGAGCCATCATTGCCTTTATGTTGCTGTCCATCACACTGATCTCCTAACTGGCTTCTGCTTTTTGCTCTTGCGCTTTGCGATCTTTGCCGATGCCGATAGCCTCGGATCTTCAACGGTGACTATCTTGCCCTCCTTGATTATCTGGTAAGGGCGTAGCTTTACTGGACGGGTCATGCGGATCAATTCGTCACGCAAAGTGTTCTGGGTCACTCCGCCGCCTCGAATAGCTCTGATTGATCGGATGGTAGCGGAGGCAAAACCCGGTATTGCCAAAGCCCGCCCGTCACGTGCTCACGCTCAACCCTGAACCCGCCAAACTTGTCTTTGCGGAGATCCCGAAGCCTTGCCGACACGCCAGCCTCCGACCCTTCCACAACGTCGGCAATCCGCCGCAACGTTCGCCATCTGCCGTCCTGCATGAGATCATAAACCGCCTTAGCCTGGCCGCTGAGACGGGCGCCGTCGCGCTGCTCGTCAAAGGTTTCGCCGTCAATCATCCCGGTCCCCCGTCATGCGCTTGGCAAGTTGTTGAGCACTCTCGACCCGCTCAGCTTGTCTCCATCGCCTGTTTTTCGCTTCCATTGCAGGCCGCGAAACATCCGGCATTTGAATTTCCTTGACGACTTCACCAAGGCTCTGCGCAGCCATGTTGCGGTGAAATTCCTCTTTCATTCGGCGTACATTGGCGCGGCTGACCTCGCTTTTGGGCTCCCAGTTGGCATCGTCCAGACCGAGCGGCTGGTTCAGCGTTGACACCGGCAGGAACGGTGCTGCAGCCTTGCGGATCGCGCCAGGCGTTGGCCAGAACGTGCTTTCGTGGTTGTCCCTGATCCAGTTCATGGTTTTGCGCAAAACGTCGTCTGAAAAGCCCGTCAAGCTGTCGTAGTACTCCTGAGCGAAAGCATGCTGATCTTCTTCCGCTATGTGGTTAGGTGGCCCGTAGAGCGTGAACAGTCGCTCGATAACCAGTGTTTTCACATCGCTCATGCATCTACCCCAAGCGCATTAATTGCACCCCTGAAGCTCGCGCTTCGCCGCTCCACTCGTGATTGTTTCGGCTTTGCTGCCGCCTGCTGGTAGCGATTATCCCGGTCGCGTTTTTCGCCTGCTATTCTCGCAAGGACTCGCTCAATTTGAGGTTTTATCGGTTGCCGGGAATTGCGTTGGCGCGCTGCCGCGGCTTCGATCAAGGCAAGGCTCAAGCGGTCTGCATCGTTTCCGAACTCACGAAGCCAGAATGCGTAAGTTCCGTTTACAAGCCGGATTGATCCATCATTTGATTGAACCACACCCGAGTTCATTTCGTCAGCATACGGGTTCAAACCATCCCAAGCCCCTTGGGGGGTAAGGGGGGTATTGTTATTAATTTCTTTTCTTTCTTTACCTTCTTCTGTTTTGTCGCGGTCCTGTCGCGCTTCTGTCGCGGGTGGTGTCTCGGTTGCTGTCGCGGGAAAATCTTCGCGAGCCTGATATTTGTCGTAATTACAAATGGTTACGACGAGTTGTCCTGTCGCGGTTGACGTCTCTATCATCGTCTCGGTTTTTAGGCGGGTCAGAAAGCGCGCCACTTGGTCCTTTGACCAGTTGAATTTTTCAGCCATGAACCGGACTGATGCCGTGAACTGACCTCGCCTCAAAGCAACGGTTTTGCCTTTGATGTCGAACTCACGCCCTTGCCACGATGCCTGCGCAACCATCCAGTCCCAGGCATAGCCCCGGCACCATTTCTCATTCTCAAAAAGGTGATGCCGGAAGCGGTCGCGATCGTGCTTGACGTATCCACTTCTTTTGGGGGAACCTTGCCGTTCCGCCTTGATTTCGTCGATGTTTTCAGTCATAACAATCTTGTTTTTCAGGGAACCAGCCGCCCAGCCAATCCCGGTTTCAAGAGAGCCTCAGTGGTTATGCTGCTGAGGCTTTTTCTTTGCGGTATTGCCGCATGTACCCGGCACGATATTCCAACCATCTCTCACGGTTTTTATCACGCCAAGCCAGCGTATGTTCCACGCCTTGCAGACGCTGCTGGACCACTCGGACGTAGCTATCCAAGCAGCCAACTTTCTCAGCTATTTCCTGATTGCTGAGATCGGTTTCCTGCAGCAGCTCTCGTATTCTTGCAGCCTTGCTCATCCCATACCCTCCAGGGATCTAGATACGCGTTGCACTGGGTAACTGCATTGACGGCGGGGCCGGTCCCCTATTCGAGTGCAGCCGCTACAAATCGCCTTTAACACCGGCAAGGCACCGCACTCGCGCCGTCAAAACTCTATGCTGCTGCTCCGCTGTCCGACGATATCCAACTGTTAAGCAGCCCAGCTAGCGGCTCATCCAGCTCAAAAAGCTCTGGATTGATCGTGAGGCCGGCACGCTTTGCCTCCAACGCTATCCGCATGTGATAGCCCGTTGGAATGCCGCGCCGCTTCCAATGAGACACCGCCGGCTGAGACAGCGCAAACCGCTCCTGCATGCCGCGCTGCCCGCCGAAAAATCGCGCCACATCATCAATCGTGTGGATGTCGTAACGATTTGCCATGACTATTTATATTCCGTATCGTAATAGAGAGCAAGGATTACAATCCGCCATTTGACGAGATGTGGAAAAAACCGCATGCACGCCCATGGCAGAGGAATGGGATGATAGGCGGATGGCCGCCAAGATTGGAACGCGTCTGCAAGCGTTGCGACTAGCTTTAGAGCTAACGCAAGCGCAGTTTGCTGAGCGGATCGGCGTCCCGCAGCCAAGCTACAATCATTGGGAGACTGGGCGCCGTATGCTGGCGCCACGGTGGGCAATGGCAATATGCCACGAAACGCGTGTAACACTTGATTTTCTTTATATGGGCGATGCTTCCGGCCTGCCAGTGCGCCTGCACAACGCCATCGTAGACCAAATCAACTCTAAGTAGCGACACCACCCCCTTAGCAACTGATTCATGTCAACTGCGGACCAGCCGTGCTGTCCGCATGTCATCCACAGGGACGGAAAAAAAATTCCGAATTGTTATTTTTTCTCTTGACGCTATTACAGATTGGAATTATCCATAAGCCCATCAGCAACGCAAACCTACCTGCAGCGTAGCTGATTGGAGCCCCGGCGCAGCGGGGGCGTTCGGGGCTCCAAAGTTGCAATGTCCCTCGCAGAGTTTCAGTCCCCGGCGCCGCCCTCTCCTCCTCCACAGGACAGGCGCCAGACAACCAGCCGGGGCCGGCCATATCTAATACGCCAGCCCCGGTTGGCATCTAACAGGAGAGAGAGATGCAAACACACCCGATAGATTTTTACTCACCCGAGGCTGTTGAGATGGTTCTGGACAAGTACATCTCCGATCTCGATGCAGCTCGCAGCGGCACACCTTACGCCCTTATCGATGTGAGCACGCCAGCAGGCAGGGACCAAATCCGGATGCTTCGGATACACCTATCAGCCGCTGAGATAGCGGACACCTACCGAATTCACCCTGAAGTTGTGCGGGTCATCCTGAAATCACGCCGCGAGACGCCTAGTAGCTTGTGGAGTGTGCAGTGATGGACATTTATCCCTGCCACAGACGCCGCTTTGATCTGCAACTGTCCGACGACGAAGCCGAGCACATTTTTGTTGTTCCCGTCGAGGTGCTGTTTGAATGGGACGGCGCTCAACTCAATTGGTCGGTTGAGCAGTACTTCATAGGACGCTGGCGCAACCCGCGCGACAACCCCGAGCTTGTGCATCTGATCAATCACGTACTGCGCAATATGCTGAATGATGCCGAGCTGCAAACGATCCTCGAAGATCACCCGGAGTATGTAGCATGAAATGCGAGCAATGTGGCGGCTCTGGCTATGTCGAAAAACCTGATTTCAAGCTGTTTGACTCTGACGCTTGTATGGCCTGTCCGCATTGCGACGGCGAAGGCATTGAGCCTTACGAATGCGACGGGTGCGGGGAAATGCGCACCGATGTCGTCACTGTTTCGAGCAGTAGCGGCGAAACAGATCAGTGCGAAGAATGTCGAAGCATATTGCGATGACTGTATCGATAGGCTGGCTGGGGTGTTTGTCGAGCCCTAGACAAGCTTTGCTTTGCCGGCGTCCGGCCAGTCTTTCCATGCAGTTAACAGGAGGCAATACCATGGCAATCATGCTCATCAATATAGGCCTTATTATGCTGTCGGTTGGTGGCTGTTTTTTCGCAGTCGGCTGCCTGGTTGCATTTGAGTACGAGCGGCTAGAAAGCGAGATAGAATGGCAAGAAACACTAAAGCGCACTGGTGGTTTAAGTGGGCGTCGATCTTCTGCGCAATTGGAGTTGCCTGCATCTTAATCGGCTGGCATATCGGAGGACGCTAGATGTCCACATTCAAAAATCTTTTGCGGCGCGCCGAGCAAACTTATGAATTTGTCGATCCAGACGCAAAGGTCGCCACTTTGCCAGTGAGTTTGGACCAGCGCAAACGCTCTATAATCGATCTGCAAAACAAACGCGTCGATCACGAGGCCGAAATCGCCCGGATCGATGACCAGATCAAAGCGCATCAAATCGCGCTGGCGAAAGAAATGCTCGACCTCGGCATTCCGTCACCACTTGCCGAAGCACACCCCGCTATACCGGAGACAGAATGATGACAGATGCAGCATTGATTGCGCACGAAGAACCACAAGCGCCGACCGCGCCACAAAGCGAAAGCGCAGCGCTTATAAGTATGATTGAGCGCGCGGCCCGCGATCCCGATGTGAATATCGACAAGATGGAACGCCTGTTTGATATGCATGAAAAGATGCTGGATCGGCAGGCGGCGGCGAAGTTTCATGCTGCCATGGCCGATGCTCAGGCTGAAATGCCGACGGTCGCAAAGAACAAAGACAACAAACAAACCAACTCGAAATATGCCGACCTTTATGCAATCGCTGACGTGGCGCTGCCGGTCATTCATAAGCACGGGTTTGGCTTGTCATTCTCGCAAGCTGCTGCGTCTCAAGATGGCTGCATGGGCATTGCCTGCACGGTCTCGCACCGTGACGGGCACTCTCGCGAATACCAGTTTGATGTGCCAATGGATGGCGCCGGCTTCAAAGGCAACGCCAATAAGACGCCAACCCATGCATTCGGCTCAACCTTCACCTATGGCCGACGCTACGCCACTTGCGGCGTGTTCAACATCGTTGTTGAGGATCGAGACGGGAACAACCCTGGCGATCTGATCACCGAAGAGCAAGCCGAGTTGCTGGCTACAAAGCTGGATGAAGCCGAAGCCGACGTGCCGGCGTTCTGCAAGTTCTTCAAGATCGAAAAGTTCGGCGACCTGCCAGCGGCCAAGTATTCCAACGCTCTCCGCATGATCGAGCAGCGCAAGAAAAAGGCGGCAAGCAATGATTGAGCAACGGACAGACGAATGGCACGCCCTGCGCTGCGGTAAGATCACGGCAAGCAGGATTGCGGACATCATGCGCAGCGGACGCGGTGGCAAGCCGTCTGCATCACGCGCCCGGTATATGGGCGAACTGATCACAGAACGCCTGACAGGCCAGCCCACCCCGTCGTTCAAATCGAACGATATGCAATGGGGAAATGACACCGAGGCCGAAGCCGCCGACGCCTATGCCTTCCTGCATGGCCACGAGCTGGAAACGGTCGCCTTTGTCCAACACCCGTTGATCTCAACCTCTGGCGCGTCTCCTGATCGCCTGGTTGGCAGTGACGGCCTAGTCGAGATCAAATGCCCCGCATCACACACGCACATCGAAACGCTTTTGGGCGCGGAAGTCGCCAATAACTACATCCTCCAAATGCAATGGCAGATGGATTGCACGGGCCGCAAGTGGTGCGATTTTGTGAGCTATGACCCACGCATGCCGGTCCATATGCGGATGTACGTCGATCGATATATGCGAGACGACACGTTGATTGCGGAGATCCGCAAGGCCGTGACCGTGTTCGAGGCTGAATTGTCCGAAACGATTGGACGCTTGGCAGCACGTTACCCATCAGAAGACCTACAGAGCGTGGAGGCAGCCGAATGAGTGACGAATACACACAGACTCGCGAAGTGACCGGCACCTTGATAAGTGCCAACGTCTACATGGAACTAGCGCCGGTCGATTTTGATATCTTCGACGATGACACTTTGCCGACCATCCAAGACATACGATACCAGATCGAAGAAAAGCTCCTAGAAAAAGTCGCCCAAGAGATTCAGGCGGGCCATACCGATATCGAGGTTGATGACCTAGAAGAAATTGCAACGGAATTTTTGGAGCAAATCAAAGCTGCTCGGGAACTGGAGGGCTAGCAGATGCCTGAGTGTCCTGCATGCTCCTATAGCTGGCGTGATGGTGGCAAACGCCCTCGGAGCGCTCCGCAGTTGCGCCGGTTCTTTGGGATGGTCAAGGCCGCGTTTCTCAACTGGCCAGCGTCTCAGGAGTTCCAGCCGCGCAATTCCGAAGAGCTGCGCAAGTGGCTGACAGCAAAAGCCGGATGGGTTGAGCGAATAATCATAGAGCCGCCGGCGGAGTTGACCTTCAGCGATGAACGATCGGCAAAGCTCGCGATGCTCTGGATGGAGCAGTCAATAAACCTGGTGCGCCGGTCCGAGGATTATACCTGGATACGCCGACATGGGAATAACATAGTGGTTTTTGTTCCGAAGTCGATCAGTTTCCACGGAATGGACCCACAGTCGTTTGGCATGCTGAATGACAAGGTTTCTGATCTGTTGGCCGACATTATAGGCCTAAACGGAGACGAGCTTTTGCAGCGTCAGAAAGAGGTGGCGTGAATGGCGTTATTGAAACTGTGCCGGCGCATTCCAGGCGCTTTAGAAGTTGTCGAAGTAAACATGCCCGGCGATCCGCAATATTACTGGATCAACAAACAAATCGGAGCGAAGCACGATGATGATAATCAGACGCCATGGCGAGTTTTTTCTATCGGAAAAGCGGCCGAGGAAAAATTACAATCTAAAACGGCGTGCGCACGAAGATGCTCTTGATTATTGTCACCGGCTCCTGAAGCTGCAAGTCCCAATGCGAACGGTTGCTGAGAAAACAGGCTTTCCCCTTTCCAGCGTGCAGCATGTGCAACGCACGAATTGGTATCAGGCGAATTGGTCATAATGGCAACAGAGATAAGAAACACGGTGCCCTATGGATCGCTACTTAAACCAGCACGCGGCACGCCTCGCGAGAAAAGGACAAAGGCACGCGATCAGCGGCCAGGTATGTCTGACGCTCATCTCGATCTCATTCGCAGCTTGCCTTGCTGTGCTTGTGGTGCCCAGCCACGGAGCCAAGCGCACCACCTTTTACAAACAAGCCAGCGGGGAATGGGTTTGCGATCTACAGACAAATTCACAGTTCCATTATGTACCCCCTGTCACACAGATTTACACGATAACGGATCTCGAAAAGAGGGACAGTGGTTTGATAGAGCCGGGGTATCTAATCCCACAGCACTCGCCTTGGGACTATGGGACTGCGGCCGGAACCGTAACCACATGTTACGAGTAATCGAAGCACACAGAGACTGAGGGAGGCCCTGCCGCCTTATGCGGGGTATCGGGCGGCAGGGCAAGTGAGGTGAAACATGAGTGATCTTCCAGCACTTTACTCATTGCCGGAAGCGGCGCGGTTGCTCAGCTCTCGCGGCACAAAGATCGGCGTTGGCTCGCTGCGCACAGCCGTAAGCCGCCACCAGTTGCAGGTCACTCGAATCGGCGGCAGGGTGCTGGTCACAGAGTTGCAGTTACAGGACATGATTGACCGATGCCAGCCAAGCGCAAAGGCCCAAGGCTCTACAAGCGAACCCGAAAAGGAAGAGAGCCCGTCTGGGTTATCAGAGACGGATCGAACGAAATCAGCACAGGTTGCGGCCCTGGCGACGATCAAAGAGCTGAGGAAGCGCTCGCAGACTACATCGCGCGCAAGCACGAGCCGACGAAGCGCGAAAGCAAGCTCCCACGCATCCTGATCGCTGATGTCATGAACATCTACCTCACCGAGCACGCACCACACACGAAATCACTCGATTTCCTGCTCTATACCGGCGAGAGCATCCTCCAATGGTGGGGAGACAAGACGCTGGCAGATGTCAGAGGGCAGACATGCCGGGCCTACGCGGATTGGCGAACGGGCCGCGGGGTCACGGGACAAACGGCCCGGCATGATCTGACAACGCTTAGAGCGGCAATTAGGTACTATCACCGGGAGTATGGGCCGCTTGATGCCGTGCCGGAAGTGACCTTGCCGAAGAAATCACCACCTCGAGAGCGTTGGCTTACTCGAGAAGAGGCTGACAGGCTCCTCGAGGCCGCCAAGCCCATAGAGCACCTTTACCGCTTCATCATGATCGGATTGTACTCAGGCACGCGCTCAGAAGCGATACGAGCTCTGAAATGGCTCCCGTCCATCGATTCCGGCTGGATTGATCTCGAGCGTGAGGTTTTGCACCGTCGCGGAGCTCAAGAGCTCGAGAGCTCAAAACGACGGCCGCCGGCAAAGATACACAGAGCTCTATTGCCACACCTTCGAGAATGGCATGATCGCGATCTCGAGCTCGGAATCGCCCACGTGTGCCACTACAACGGTCTGAAAGTCGGCAAGCTCCGCAGATCATGGGCAACAGCTTGCAGAAACGCCAATATCGAAGACGCCAGCCCTCATGTCCTGCGGCACACCTGCACCACCTGGCTATTGCAGGCCGGTGTTCCTGTTTGGGAAGTCGCCGGATTTGTGGGGATGTCAGAAGAAACGGTTCAAAGGGTGTATGGGCATCACGATCCTTCATTCATGTCACAAGCTGCAAACACCTAGAGAGACGAAGAATGATTGAAGTGCCGCTAACGCAAGGGTTTACAGCCACGATCGACGATTGCGATGGCGACTTTGTTCTCAGCCACAAGTGGCACTGCAAACGTCGGTCAAACACCTGCTACGCAGGAACTAATATAAAAATCGCTGGGCGCTACCGGTGGCGCAGCATGCATCGTCTGATTCTAGACCCACCAGCCCGCATGGTCGTTGACCACATTGACGGCAATGGCCTTAATAATCAACGGTCTAACTTGCGCATTTGCACTCAAGCTGAGAACATGCGGAATAGACGAGGTTTTGGTAGGTCAGAATTCTTGGGCGTGTTCTTCAAGCAGGGTAGCCATAGTTACCCTTGGGTGGCAACATGCGGAAGTACATATATTGGTGCCTACGCAACAGAAATAGAAGCTGCGGCAGCGTACGACCTATGTGCCAAACAACGTTATGGATCATTTGCCAATCTGAATTTTTCTGAACTTGAACGTCCTTCAGTGGAACGATGCCCCTCGCGCCGCAAGCTAACAGATGAAGATGCCATGGCGATTATCGCATCCTCAGACAAGACGGCTTGCCTGGCAAAGAAATACAACGTCACGGTTCACATGATTAACAGTATCCGCAGAGGGGCAGCTTACAAACACCTTCACGCCCCAGAATTTCAGGAGAAGGCAGCGAACTCATGAGCGGACCATCCGGCGAAGCCTGCGAAAGATGCTACTATTATTGCGCTGACATAGAGGCCCCAGGGTATGGCCTTTGCTATCGATACCCACCCAAAATCCACACCACCAAGATCTATCTTAAAGATGAAAACGACGAAGCCGGGTTTCCAGAACCCGCCTCTGAGGGCATGTGGTGCGGGGAATTTAAGAAAAAGCCAGAGAATGCGTAGCTGCACACAATGCGGCCGATGCTGCACCTATGACCGCTTTATGCTGTCGCTTCAGGCAACAGGCGAAGATGTGCAGCGATGGATTGAGGAAGGTCGCGAAGACATTTTGCAATATTGCGCCGCTTTCACCGATGCCGGCGCCGATCTCTGGATCAGCCCGCGAACGGGCCTGGAAATGCCACGCTGCCCATTTGTCCGAAAGCGGCGCAATCTTCCAATCTACGATTGCCTGATATACGAGACGCGCCC